CTACCCCAGTTGGGCAATGGCCCGGGTGATCAGATCCCGCGCGGTACTGCCATACACGGCCATCTCGGCCATCTCCTTGGAGGCCCTGACGTACTGCTCGACCTCACCGGGGGCGGTGATCTTGACGGCTGCCGACAGCAGCTCGACATGGACCCGGGCATCGTCGAAGACATTGAAGGTTTCCAGGGTCCAGAGCGGCCGTGGAGCGGAGAAGGGGATCACGCCGAGGCTCACCGACGGCAGAGACATCAGAGTGAGCAGGTAGCCCAACTGGCCCGCCATGGTCTCCGAGTCGCCGATTTGGTACCGGAGGACCGACTCCTCCACCAGCACGGAGAACCGGTTGCCGTTGATGAAGAGCACCCGGGACCGCCGCATCCGGGCCTCCACGGCTTCTGCGACGTCGTCCGGCGTCCGGTGGAAGCGGGAGATCGAGTTGAGCAGCGCGGTGGCGTAGGAGGGCGTCTGGAGGAGCCCAGGGACCACGGTGGAGCAGTAGATCCGGAACAGCCGCGTGCGCTCGTACAGCTCGACGCGGGACTCCTGGAGGTGCCGCAGGCCGGTGCGCTGCACTCGGCGCCATTCCATGTACATCGAGTCGGCGGACTGGGCGGAGGCCACGAGGTCGTTCGCCGCGCTCTCGGCGCCGCAGGCCGCACACCAGACGCGGATGTCGGCGATGGCCGGTGGGGTCCGAGCGTGCTCGATGCGGGAGACCTTGGAGGGATACCAGTCCAGCCGCCGCGCAAGCTCCGTGGCCGTCAGACCTGCCTCTTTGCGGATCTCCCGCAGGCGAGAGGCCAGTTGTAGCCGGGCAGTTTGTACGGCGGCTGTCGGTGACTCGGTCATTCCTCGCTCAGGTGATGTAGCTGTCGTGCGGGATGGCTCGGTTCCAGATGCTCTCGAACGACTCGGATACGTTCTTGATCACGGCGGGGTCTTCGCTGAGGGTGTGGCCGACGAAGGCCCCGTCACCAGAGAAGAGACCGAAACGGACCAGGTTATGGTCGAAGAGCCAGAGGTCGTTGCCCGGGATCAGCAGATCCGAGGCCAACCGGCGGGGCAGCCAACGGACCTCCTCTCCCGCCAGGATGTTCTGGAACGTGGACGCGTGCTCGTACCGTACGTACTCCGAGAGCGGCTCGGAGACGATACGAGCCCGGCGCACCTTCACGCCCCGGCCCACTGCCTCGGCCACGGAGGTGTGGAAGGAGTTCCACCACTCCTCCCGGTTCTCCGGCGTGTGCCGCTGGCCGGCTCGCCAGGCCGCGAAGTCCTCGTCCTCGTTCTCGACCCCGTAGACGTCGCGGGTCTCCAGGTGGACAGCGCTGTGACGGCAGTTGGCGAGCAGTTCAGCGAACGGCGGCACCGTCTGCGGCATCGCACGCCTCCCTGATTGCGGCCACCATGCGGGCGGGGAGCCGGACGACCGCTTCGGTGTCGGGGATGCCTCCCGTCTCCAGGCACTCGCGCTCCGTCGCCTCGTCGGCCTTCCAGCCCTGGATGATGAAGTCCTTCGTTTCCTCATCGACCCAGACCGTCGGGCAGTTGTCCCCGTTCGTGTTCGGGTCCTTCGCGATGAACCGTAACGTCATGGCTCTCTCCAAGTCCTCTGGCTTCTACAGTCTTCTACGACCGTTACCCATGGAGACTTCACGGTCAATAGCGCACGGGCGCGCGAAGGCACCCCTTCAGGCCGGAGCCCGTGCGCCGTGCGGCGCTCCAGGTGGTGGTCGTCGAATCCTCGATGCATGGGCTGTGCACATTTTTGCTACATGTTGGCCCCAAGGTCTCCACATTAGGGCTTCGACCTGCCACGATGACGCCTCCAGCAGCACCATCGTGAGAAGAGAACGCCACGTGATCGAGGTTCAGGGCAAGGGCGGACAGATTCAGTTCGACGGCCAGTACGTGACTATCACCCGCAAGGGTTTCTTGGCCCGCTCCATCGTCGGCAAGGGCGAGAAGCGCCTTCACATCAGTCAGATCGCGAGCATCCAGTGGAAGCCTGCCGGAGCCGTCGTCGAGGGCTTCATCCAGTTCGGGGTCCCTGGTGGCGTCGAGAGGCGTTCCCAGTTCGGCAACCAGACCCAGAGCGCCAGGGGCGACGAGAACTCGGTGCTCTTCACGAAGAAGCAGATGCCAGCGTTCGAGGAGCTGCGCAAGGCCCTGGATGCTGCCATAGCCCAGCACCACACACCGCAGCAGCAGCCCGCTTCGGCGCAGCCCTCGGCCCCGTCCGTCGCTGACGAGCTGACCAAGCTGGGGCAGTTGATGCAGCAGGGCATCCTCACTCAGGCCGAGTTTGAGCAGCAGAAGGCACGCCTGCTCGGAGGCCAGTAGCGCCCACAACGCCGAAAGGCGCCCCCGATCTCCACGAGGGAGACCGGGAGCGCTCGGCGTTTCCTGCCAGAGAGACACCACGGGGCACAGTACGTGAGTCAGGCCTTCCGGACCTTCAGCTCTGCCCAGGAGGTGGGACCAGGAGGCCAACTGGCATCCGATCCGGTGAATCCGTCCCAACGCTGCGGCGACACGACCGTGGTGGACTTCGTCATAGACCTGGAGGACTGACGGCCGGCTCGTGACCATTGCCGTCATCTTCGAGGGCTGCACGCGCCTCGTTGGTGAACTTCTCCAAGGCGCCCTGCACGGCCATGAGCATCCGTGGCACCTCAGGGTGCTGATGAACGATCCCGTTCCTCAGTTGCGCCACCATGCCCGCAAGATCCGCAGCGGCTACCGCAACGTTTCCCGGACCCGCCAGTGCTACGACGGCGCGGCGCTTGCGGATGGAGTTGTTGAGTTCCTCGATCCGTGCGTATGCCTCCTCGCGCGACGCGGCGCGGAAGAGGTCGAGGACCTCTTGGGTGGCATCAACCAAGTCCGCATACGCCTGAGAGCGTGGCTCTCGCCTCTCCGTCAGGCTCTCGAATCGTCGCTGACGTGCAGCCTCTGATTCATTGGCCTTGAGCTGGAGATGAGTTGAGCGCAGGCCGAACCAGCTCGTCCCGATTGCCGTCATCCCCGCGAGACCGCCACCGATGGCCGCACCCACGACGGCCGCAACTCCTGCATCCACAGACGGATTCCTACCAGGGAAACGAGAAGAGCGCCCCCGATCTCCACTAGGGAGACAGCTGGTGTCCTGCCAGGGACACGTCTGTTCAGGCCTTGGGGACCTTGAGTGCCGCCCAGGAGGCGGGCCCCGGGGGCCAGGTGGCCGCCGAGCCGGAGAACCCCAGCTTGCGCTGGAACGCCTCGTACGAGGCCTTGTCGCCGGAGCCGATGGTGTCCTTGTTCGTGTTGGTCTGGTAGCGGCCGCAGCCCTCCGCCACCAGGCGGTCGTGCATGCGGGCCACGATCGGGGACTTCCGGCCCATGGAGAACCAGGCGGTTCCGGGGAAGGGCTCGTACGTTGTCGCGGGGGCGGCCGGCTCAGTGCCCTTGGGGCGAGGAGCGCCCTTCTGCACCCACGCGTACAGCTCCGCGCCGGGGCAGTCGGTGGCGTAGCCGTCGCGGTGGCCCTTGATCTCGTTGCCCGCACCGTGCTGGCGCAGCAGCTCGATGCCGTCCCGGATCGCGCCGAGCATGGCGTCCGTGGGCTTCGTCAGGCCGGAGGAGCCGACCAGGCCGACGATGGCGTAGTGCGCCACGTTCAGCGGCTGGTTGCCGTTGGCGCCGGTGCGCTTGCCGATGCCCCGGCCCTCCAGGAGGTACCCGTGGGGACAGGCGCCGTAGTTGTACGCGATATCGGCGTAGTGCTCCTTCTGGTTGGCCAGGTGGCTCTTGCGTATGGCCTGCCACTCCGCGATGCACGCGTCATGGTCCGTGAGGAGCTTGGCGGAGACCTCGGTCCCCTCGTAGTGGACCTTCACGCCCTTGGTGGACTTCTGGGTCGGAGCGGCCGAGGCGGGCCATCCGAGCTGGGTTCTGGTTACGAGCTTCATGGGTGCTCCTCGGGGGTCTGGCGGGCATGAAGAAGCCCCCTCCGGCAGGGGGATGAGACCGGAGGGGGCGGCGTGGGGACGGCTCAGGAGGCCGTGGGCGGGTCCTCGGGGTGAGCCCGGAGGTACCGGAGGTAGGAGACGAACCGGATCAGGAGTAGGGCCGTGGTGGCCGTCAGGAGGCCGAGGGACAGGACGGTGTCCCACCAAGGCCCCTGGGGAGTGCCACCGCGGATTCCCAGCAGCAGGAGCGACCGGGCGTAGATCAGGCCGATGATGACGACCCAGCCCGACGAGTTGACCTCGGTGATCCGGAACGGGTGCCGGGGGTGGTGCAGGACGAGGAACCCGGCCGAGGCGGCCAGGCCGACGCCCAGGAGGACGTACAGGGCGACGGTGTAGAGCATCAGGCCTCCTTGCGTCAGCCGTCGGACAGCCGGCTCAGGACGATCGACTCGATCCAGTCGCTGTAGGAGTTGGCCCGGTTGTGGGCTCTGATCTGCTCCTTCACCCGGCGGCTCTCGTTGAGTTTGGCCTCGACCTCGGGCGCGTGGGCCTGGGCCTGCTGGAGGGACTTCTCGGCGGCCCTCTTCGCTGTCTCCGAGTCGGGAGACACCTTGGTCTGCCGGGTGAAGGGCCACATCTCAGGCGCTCCCGTGCAGTTGGGGACGGTGTCCCAGCTCTTCGAGCAGATGGGTCAGGGTCTTGCCCTGCTCGACCGCGACGTCCCCGCGCTCCTCGGCCTTCGCGAGCTGTTCGCGGGTGAGCTGGTGGGCGTCCCGCTCCTTCTCGAAGGCCTCGCGCCACTTGTCCCTGTCGGCCGTCAGGGCCGTCATCACGTACCTCGGCACGATGATGCCGATCATCAGGAGGACGACCACCACGCCGACGATGCCGTACTGGACGAACTGGCCCAGCAGCTTCCCCACGTCGGGGCCGGAGTCCGATGCGGCGGCCAGTCTGAGCAGCTCAGGGAGCAGCAAGGGGACCTCCTAGCAGGGTGTGCGCAGGAAGACCCGGCGCTGTGGGGCATGCGAAAGCCCCGGCCGGGGGACCGGGGCTTGTGGGTCTGAGGATCAGATGTCGTAGATCTCGGTGACTTCGTCCGGAGAACCGGCTCGCTGCTTAAGCGCGATGGACGTCGGAATGATGGCCTTTTCGATGTCGGCCCCGGAAGCCTTGATCTCCGCTGACCCGTGCAGCTTCAAGCCGCACAAGGGGCATGCGAGAGAGGAGGCAGTGAAGTCGTCTACGGCATCATCCAAGGTGACAGCGCGTAGTACCAACTTCGCTCGGCACCCGCAGGCGGGACACGCCGTAGTGCCGATCACTGCTTTCAACTTGTTGTCCTTCGACGTGAAGCTGATCGTGCCGATCTCCACGATGCTGCTGGGCTGGTGCTCCTTAAGGAGCCTCTCCTTGGCACCCTTGGGGAGCCCCTTGAATCGATCCTCGAAGAGGTGGCGAGCCTGCTTGATCCGAATCGAAACGTCCCTCTGGACTTCGCCTTGCTGCTTGTTGACGGCCTCGCCAATGGCGCTCGTCCAGCGGCCCCAGAACTGCTGCACAGGAACGCGGACGTCGATCAGAAGGAGCTGGATGGTGTCCGCGAGCGTCGGCAGCAGGGTCTTGGCCTCGTCGCCGACGGCCGTGTGGGCGGTGCCATTGCGGAGGTCGATCAGCTGATCGAGTTGTTCATCCTGAGGGAGTACCTTCATGCGCCTGAGCCTTGTGAGGGCCTCCTTGGCGCCGACGGTGCGGACCTTGTCGGTGGCCATCTCCAGATGGCCACCGAAGTACAGCAGCATGTCCGCAGGGCCGTTGCGCATCTCGACCAGGTACGCAGGGCTCTTCGAGACCAGCACCGCCTTGGCGAGCCGCTCTACGGCAACACCGCCGTGGAGGGCGAACTCGTCGTACTCCTCGCGACCATGGTCCTCCATGGCCCGGTGCGCGGCCTTCTGCGCGCCCTCAAGGAAGCTCTCGAACGAGAGCGAATCGTCCATGGATGGACGGTAACCGCCCTTGTGGTACAGGGCGATGGAATTTAAAAAGACCCGGTCCCAGGGCGAACCACACCCAGGAACTCCCGGGGCCGGGGGCTCGTTGCTAGCTGATCGCGGCCCACAGTGCAGCGGAGCCCGTGGTGGAGTTGCTGGCCGGGGTGATGCTGGCGGGCAGAGTGGTTCCGCTGCCGTTCGTGGCGAAGCGGAGCGTGGCGGCCGTCTGGTTCACCGTGAGGGAGCCCAGCACCGAGGCGTTGGCCCGTCCCACGCCCGGCTGGGTAGCCGCCTGGAACTGCATGGCCACCCAGTACAGACCTGCCGGAGCCGTTACTGAGCTGCTCAGCGTCGCCGACTGCGGACCGGAGCCGGTCACCTTCGCGTCCACGTTCACCGCGCCCAGCAGCATGCCCGAGGCGTTGTACAGGCCCACGTTGTTGGCGCCCGCCGTCGGGGTCGCCCCGACAGCGTTGTTGATCCACCAGACCTTGCTGACAGTCCGGGGACGGCGGAGGTAGACAGCCGTCAGGTAGTTCGTGTTCGCCACGGTCGTAGTGGTGGAGGTGGTCAGCAGCGGGTCGTACGCCCACGCGAGGAGACCATGGTCTCCGGCCTGGATGCCGTTCACGTCCACGCCGTTGATGACCAGACCGGCCGCCGACAACGGAAAGCCACTCGTCAAGACCCCGTTGACGTACTTGAGGTCGATGTCCTGGAGCATCGCGGTCCTTAGGAGTAGTAGCGCATGACGTCGCCAACGGGCAGGACAGGGATGCCGTATGAGGCGATGGCGTCCATGACTGTGTTGAAGTCCGCTTGGGTGATCACGCCGTCGTCCCCACCGGTCGCGCCGGTGGTGATCACGTGGAACGTGAGGATCAGCCACGACCCCTGGCGCTGGCACACGTCCAGCTCGCCGCCGGGGGCCGCTAGGTTGGCCGGGAGTCCCTGGCCACCTGACGCGTCGGAGATCCCGGACAGGGCGAGCATCCGGTACGGCCGGGGCGGGGGGAACTGCTCCGAGAGCACGTTGGTCGAGGAGCCGTAGCCGGTGAGCACTGTGCGGCCGGAGGCGAAGTACCGGCCCACCAGGTCCTCGATCGGGAAGCCGTCGGTGGTGTTCTCGAAGTTGCCGCCCGGGTAGGCGAACGAGTCCCCGTCGAAGCCGTTGGTGATCAGCCACGACCGCAGGTTCCGCAGCTCGTCGTCTACCTGGCGCTTGGTGAAGCTCGTCAGACGGTTGTCGTGCATGTTCGTGGTGTAGGCGTGCCCGGCGATCTCCCATCCGGACTGGTCCTGGAGGCTCCGGAGCTGGGCCATGGTGAGCCGGCCGGACTGACCGATGCGATCCGCGATCGTGTAGTTCGTGCCCCGGAAGCCGTACTGGTCCATCTTCGGCCGGGCGTAGTTCCACTGGCCGTCCCACGAGTCATCGAAGACGATCGACACCACACCGTTGGGGAAGGTCGCGGAGATGTTGTCGAGCACCTCGACGGACTGGACGTGCACGGTCACCGGGGAGCCGGTGTCGATGATCTGGAACCGCATCTTGGTGAAGCCGCTCGTTGCCGACGGGGTGCGGTGGCTGTCCAGGGTGAAGGTGCCAGCGGCCGAGTGGAGGTCGGCCCAGCCCAGGGTGACCGTGGTCCACTCACCGTTCTTGTACAGCTTCGACGTGGCCGTGGTGGCAAGCGTCTGCCACTTGTAGCTGTTGGAGAAGGCGCTGTCCGTGCCGACCAGGAGGTTGAGCTGCGAGAGGGTGGAGGTGTCGTCCACCTTCACCTGGAAGCGGATCGCCTTGCCGGTGAGGTCCAGTGTCGGCAAGGAGAGCTGCTGGAGGTTCGCGCCTCCACCGCCGGTGCCGTTGGTGGTGACCGAGACGGACTGGGTGCCCTTGATGAAGGTGGAAGTGTCGTTGAGGTTCGAGGACGCCACGGCGCCGGAGGTCGTCCAGCCGTGGCCGGACTGGAAGTTCGTGATCAGGAGCGACCGATCCCGGTACTTCGGGTGGCGGCCTCGGTACGGCAGGGGCAGGGTGAACCCGGCGCTCGTGAGTCGGCCGGATACGTCCAGGTCGCCCGTGATGGTTCCGCCGGACCTCAGATCAGCGGCGATGTCAGCCTTGTTGGCCTGAAGGTCCGTGATCGAGGCGCCAAGGTCAGTCGCCTGCATCAGAACGCGACCCCCGGCGAAGCCGAAGTCCAGGTACAGGTTCGTCACGCTGTCCGGGCCGTAGAAGCCGATCACCGAGTACGTGTCCGAGGTGACCTGGGTGATCGGGTTGCCTGCCAGGTCGGTGAGGTCGACGATCTGGGTCCCTCCCACCCGGGCATCCCAGGCGGTCCCGACCGAGCCGGGCTCCAGCACCAACGACGTGCCGGACTGCGAGACGGTGACGTCGGCCGGGGAGAGGCCGAAGAGGTGACGGGCCATGGCCCCTCCTTCGTTCTGGGTGGTTGGGGTCAGGCCGCTTCGATGATCCCGCTGATGGTGAGAACGTCGCCGCTGCGGATGTTGAACGGGGTGTTGTTCTGGATGTTTGCGCTGTTGACCTGGCCGTAGGACGGCGTCCCAGTGGCCGACGACGACATGGCCACCCGGATTCTGGTGATCTTGTTCGCCGCCTCGGTCGGGAAGGTGATGCCGGTGGCGACGAAGGACAGGCCGCTGTCGTTGGATGCGCCCTGGCTGTAGGCCACGGTGAACAGTTCACGGGTGGCGGCCTGGACCGGGAAGGGCAGGGTCACGCGGATCGGTGCGTTGATCGCTGTCGGGTTGCCCGTCGGCCCCAGCTCGATCTTGATCCAGTAGACGTTCCCGGCGAGCCGCTTGTACCGGCCGATGTTCTTCGAGCCCGAGCCCCAGTTGATCGTGGTCCCGTTCGCGTCCCACACCGGCGTGTAGGTCTTGGCGGCCGGGGGCTCGGCGGTCCCGAGCAGGTTCCAGGCCGTACCGTCGCCGACGTACAGGTCCGTCCCGTTGTCGATGTGGATCTGTCCCCGCACCGGGGGCCGGCGGTACGCGGAGCTGCCGAAGACCGCAGGACGGCCTACGAACCAGCGGACGTCCGTGACCCCCGACGGGGGTACGACAGACGCTCCAGCGGCCACCGTGACCCGCGCGAGCGGGATCTCCCAGGTGCCGTTCACGGTCTGCGTCAGGGGCGGGAAGCTCGTGCCGCCCGTCTTGTACTGGACCGTGGTGGCGTCGGCCGATGGATCCCGACGCAGGACGATCAGGTCGTTGCGGGCCGACCCGCCACCGGAATTGGTGGGGACGCTCACGTTCAGGGCTGCGCTGTTGGAGTAGTAGGTCCCCTGGACCCAGGCCTCTCCGGCCGCGACCGACACCGTGGAGGCGTTGGAGGCGGTGACCTTCAACTCCGTGCCCGTCTCGCTGGTGGCGAGGACGCCGTCCACCTGGGCCATGCGGAACATGGAGGACCACTGGTCCTCGGTGGCGATCTGCGAGGAGCCGAAGGGGAAGCTGCTTTGGGCCACGGGTGCCTCCTTGGGGCTACGAAGGCTTGCGCGTCTCCAGGCGCCTCAGCCGGTTGAAGATGCGGGCGATGTACTGGAACTGCCGGGCCAGGACGTCCTGGTTGTTCGTGGAGTCCGAAGAGCCGATGACGGCCTTCGCGAGGTATCCGCCCTGCGCGTCGAAGGTGATGTTGACCTCGCGGACGACGTCCGAGATGAAGTCGTCCCTCACCTGGCACGAGACCTGGTCACCCACCGAGTAATCCCGGCCGAACTGGAGGCGCGGGGTGTCGATGGGGGTCATGGTCAGGTTGCCCTGGGCCGCCCCGGAGGTCAGGGCCTCGTTCGCGGCCTGGTCCATCTGGGCTGTGAGGTCCACGGATGCGGTGTTGACGCTCGTCAGGTCCACGAACTGCTCGATCCACGGGCCGGGGAAGGCCGCGTCCGCCCGGGTGTAGACCTTGACCACTCGGGGACTGGTGCCGCCTCCGGCGGTGACGACGGCCTTGGTGCAGGTCGGGGCGGTCACCGAGTACGAGGCGTCCGTCAGGTTGCCGAGCTTGAAGGAGAACTTCGCGGTGGCCGACAGGTCAGCCGGCTCGTACACCTGGAACTGGAGGCTGCTGCCCACCTGGACGATGCGGAAGCCCAGCCCGGCGGTCTTGGCGATGTCCTGGAGGACGGTCAGCAGGTTGTCGAACTGGTTGACCTGTTTGGTGATGCTCGCCCCGTGGCCGCCGTCGGAGGCCAGCGTCAGGTTCGAGACCTTCCGGGCCGCCTGGGCTCCTGGCCCGATGTTGAGATTCATCAGGGCCCGCATGGCCGTCTCGGCCACGACCCCGGAGATCTTGTACACCGAGTCTGTCTGGGAGCCCGGAGCGGCCGTCGGGTTGGGCCAGCAGGTCGTTCCGGCGAGGAGGGTCATGTCGTCGACCCCGTTGACCGTCAGGGTCCCGCTGCCGCCGTCGCCCGAGGACCAGTTCGGCTCCCGGATGGGGCCGGACATCAGCACGTTGGAGCCCCTGCGGATGATCAGGCCGTTGCCGGGGATCAGGAGGTCCGCCTTGGTGGAGTCCGCCGAGATGTTCAGGACGAACGCCCCCACGGCGTTGAACCGCGGAGTGATGGTCAGTGAGGTGAAGTCGTCGACCACGCCGAGGATGCTCAGGTTCTGGTCCCGGACCTGGACGGTCACGGCGTCGGGGAACGGCATCTGTACCCCCTATGCGGACAGGTAGCGCGGCTGGTAGTCGACCTGGACCACGGTGTTGCTGGTGGCGCCAACCAGGGCCAGGGAGACGGCGTTCTCGCCGGGCTCCAGAGCCCACAGATCCGACGTCGTGGAGAGGTTGGGCCACCAGTTCGTCGAGCCGTTCAGGACGGCCATCTGAACGCGTTCGCGGGTGTCGACGACCAGGACGTCCGAGGACCCGAGAGAGGCCGTCACAGAGAAGCTCAACCCCGTCGTGTTGTTCGAGATGACCGCCGACGTGGCGGGGCCGTGGATCGTCCAGATCGGGAAGCTCTCGGCGTCGCCAGGGTTGTCGATCGTGGTGGCTCCGAGGACCTGGGAGTCCTGAACCTGCACCGGGAACTGCACCGGGAAAAAGCTCCCGCTCGCCCCGGTGGAGAAGGTTCGCATGACGTGGTCGCCGAGCCAGTACGGACTGGGGCAGGAGAACGTGAGGCCGACGACCTGCCAGTACAGGCCGGAGGAGTCCTGCCCGGTGTCGCCCTCCAGGCCCGAGAGGTAGTACGCCTCGATCGACCGTGACGAACCGTCGGCCTCCGCGACGGTCAGCATTCCGAGGCCCAGCTTCGGGTACAGGCTCGCCATGAAGGACCGCTTGCGGGCCAGGAAGCTGGCCCTGTCGGTGTCGAAGATCCCTATGGGAAGGAAGATCTCCCGGGCCTCCGCCCGTTGCCCCCGCACGGCGTTGCCGTCGATCTGCGGGGACTCGTCGGTATAGAAGTTGAAGGCGGGAAGGTCCAGACCCCGGATACCGGGCTGGAGGAGCCAGCCGTTCTCCCAGTCGGACAGGAGCGTCGTGCGCCCCCGTCTGTCCGTCCAGGAGAGGCTGGGCACCTCCAGCGGCTCGATCGGTGGCGGGTTGATACCGCCGCCCGGGACCGGCCCGGAGGGGCGTACGAAGATGGCCATGTGTGCCCCTCCAGGTCCTGATCACATCGCGATCTGGGCGCCGAACAGCGCGTTGTAGTCCCGCAAGGCGTGGATGACCGTCTCGCGCGTCGGCTTGTCGGTGACGTTGGCGTGGAAGTGCACATCGCCCTGAGTCGGCCTCGGCCCGGCGGCCGGCTCGATGCCCACGCCGCGCTGAACGGCAACAGCCATCCGGTTGGAGCTGGAGACGATGGCCTGGTGGGTGGCGTCCATGCCCATGACCAAGCCCCGGACGACGTTCTCGCCGATCCTGGCCATGACCCTGGACGGGCTCCTGATCTCCAGGGCCTTCTTGATGGCCATCTGGATCTTCTTGGCCAGGGCGGACATCTGGTCCTCGATGGCCCTCTCCTGGGCCTTCAGACCCGTGAGAAAGCCCTCGCCTGCCTTGGACCCCGCGTCGTACAGGGCGTCGGCCGCCGCGTTCCCGTATGAAGCGCTGGCCTTGTCGATCGCGGCCTGGGTGGCGTTGATCGACTTCAGCTGATCCGGGGTGGCGTTGACCAAGGCCTGTGCATACGCGGCTCCCGAGTCGGGGCCCGCCGAGATGATCTGCTGGAGCAGCTCCTTGGAGAGCCCCATCTTGGCGAGCTTGCCGAGGTTGGCCGAGAAGGCCTTGAGCTGGCCCAGACGGACGTTCAGGCCGTTCAGGATGCCCGCCGCGTCGAAGGTGTTCCCGCCGTTCGGCAGGGACGTCATCGACGCGAAGGACTTCCCGGCGGCCGTCTGGTCCGTCGCGAGCTGCGTGGCCGCCGCGATGTTCGCCGCGATCTGATCCCGCTTGGTCGCAAGTGCCTGGAGCTTGGTGCTCGAAGCGGCCAGCGACTTCAGGAGGTTGTCGTCGATCGACGACTTCACGCCCTTGAAGGCGTTCTTGATGGCGGTGGTCACCTTGGCGATGGCGTTCTTTATCTCCGTGGTGGAGCCCTGGAGACCGTCGAGGAACGCCTTGCCGATGACGGAGGCGATGCTGCCCTTGCCCGTGGCGGAGATGACCCCGCCCTTGGCGTAGCCCGGGACGGGACCCATCTGGGTCGCCATCCGGACCGAGCGGTCATGCGGGATGACCTCGATGCCGCCGGGCAGGAACCTCAGTAGCTCCGGGCCCTCTTCGCCGACCCAGGCGACCTCTCCCATGCGGGGGAAGCCGCCCTTGGCGTAACCGCCTGCCCGGTCGTACGCCCTGGAGAGCGACCCGTAGGCCCCAAGGGCGTACCGCATCGAGCTGTACACGTTGGCGAGCGGGTCGACGGAAGTCCCGTAGAGGAACGGGCCCTTCTTCAGGTACTTCCCGGCGTACGCCCGGAAGGTCGGACCGATGACCTGCATCAGACCGACCGACGGGTGGCCCGCCTGCCAGTTGGAGTCCCACTTGTTGACGATCGTGGGATTGCCGCCGGACTCCTGCTGCATACGCCGGAGAGTCGAGCCGAGGAGGCTGGCCGGCTGTCCGACCTCCTTCAGGGCCTGGAGCACCACGGAGGTCCACTGCTTCACGCCCGCCGAGGGCTTATAGCCCTTGAGGGAGAGGCTGCTTCCGGCTCCGTCGTCCTCCTTGCCCCGGAGGAAGCTCACGACCTTGCTCGCGAGCAACACAGGGACGTTGCCCACCAGGCCAGACCAGGTCTGGGCACTGGGGTCGACCTTCAGGGGGTTGACCCCGAGGAGGTGCTTCAGGGTCTTCTCTGCCAGGTCGGCGACACCGCCACGTGCCCAGTCGGCCCCCTTCTTGAGGAGGTCGATGGTCGCGCTCACCTGGCTCTTCGCGGCGTTGGTGACGGGGTTGTCGGTGATGTCGTCCCAGATGCCGCCGCCCCAGAAGGCCCGGTGGGGGAGTCCGCGGTTCAGCAGCGCCTGGACGCCCTGTACACCGCCCGTACGGGCCGCCGCGTTCAGAGCGTTGATGCCGCCACGGCCAACGGCCCGGGTGACCTCCGGCCGCATGATGGCCTCGCCGCCCGACAGATCGAGCAGGCCGCCCGTGGGGGAGACGAAGCGGTGGACGTCCTTGCCCGGCGTGTAGCCCGGCAGGATGCCGCCGGTGGCGAAGCCCTTCGGGACCGCCATCGCGGGGATGGTCTTGATGCCCGGGAGCTTCGCCGCCGTGTTGTTCCAGACCTTGCGCAGGCCGTCGTTGAAGACGGTCTCGATCAGGAACTTCACCGGGTGCTTCGCGACGTCCTGGAGCCTGCTCCAGGCCGTACCGATGCCGTCGACCGCCGACTTGAAGAAGCCGACGACGTTGTTCTTGAAGTCCCGGACGCCGTTGCCGACCGTCTTGGCCATTGAGGTGGTCCGGTCGGAGACCCCGGACCACATGTCCTTCCACCGGCTGGTGACCCAGCTCTTGGCGTCGCCGAACTTGTTGCTGACGCCACGGGCGAACCCGGAGACCTTGTCGCCCACCGACTTGGCTCCGGTGGTGGCGCGGCCGATGGTGTTGTCCCAGACGGCGTTCCAGATGTCCTTGATCCACCGCTTGCCGGTCTCGAACCAGTCCCGGATCTTCTTGATCAAGTCGGGGATGATCGAGTGGCCAACGAGCACGTCGTAGAGCCAGGCGAACTTGTCCCGGATCCACTCGGTGACGTGCTTGACCGCGTCAATGAAGGGCTGGAGCTTGCGCCCCATGTCCCGAACGAAGTTGATCAAGCCCTGGATCGCCGGTAGGGCGAACTTCTCGATTGCCCAGACGGCCAGCCGGACCAGCAGATCCGTGAGCTGGAGGATCGGTGGCAGGAGCGGCAGGATCGCGGGCAAAAGTTTGATCGCGAACTGCGTTCCCACCAGCAGGAGCTGAGGCAGGAGCGGGGCTATCGCCAGAAGAAGATCACCGAGCGACTTGGCCACGCCGACCAACGGCGGGATGAGCTGCGGGATCACCGGGAGCAGCTCGTTCAGGATCTTCATGAACTGGACCGCGTACTGCTGCGCCAGTTCGATCAGGATCCCGCCGAGCCCCTCCAGGATCGGCGTGAGGATCTGCCCCAGGGCATCGGCCAGGACGGCGATGACCGGAGCGAGCTTCTCGATCAGGCCGCCGATGATCTTGAATACAGGGCCGAGCGGCTTGAGCGCGGTGGCCAGCAGTTGCCCGATCACGACGATCAGGGGCGAGATGGCCACCAGGATCTTGCCGATGGCGTCGGCAAGGATCACCAGGACCGGGCCCAGGGCGTCGATCACGGGCTTCAGGGCCTTGCCCAGGGCCTTCACGAGGGTCTCGACCGGGGGACCGAGCTTCTCGAAGATCTGGCCGACGAACTTCAGCGACGTCCCGAGCAGCGGGGCCACCGTCTTGGCGATCGTCCCCATGACGGAGAACAGGGCCTTCAGACCGCCCTGCACCTCGGGGCTCGACGTGATCTTGGCGATCTCCGAGGTGATCGTCTTCAGCATCCCGATGGTGCCGCCACCGGACTGCGCCCCGGCCATGAAGATGTCGCCGAGGATCGAGAAGACGTTCTTTCCGACGTCCATGAGATCGCCGAGCAGGTTGACCGCCTGCTCGATGGCCTTCTCCATGGCGCCGGACTCGAAGGCCTTGCCGAGCTTGTCGGTGACCTTCGTGATGACGCCGCCGAGGCCCTCGGTGACCTTCTGGAAGGCGGGCTGGGCCGCCACGGCGATCTGACCGAAGGCGGTGACGATCCGGCCCGGGGCCTTCTCCAGCGGCTTCAGAGAGTCGGTGGCGCCGTCCAGGATCTTCTTGAGCATCCCGGTCTTGGCCAGGTTGTTCACCGCGCCCAGGGCACTCTTGCCCATCCGGTTCAGGACGCCTGCGGTGCCCTCCAGGCCGCCCCGGAGGACGGGGATGACCCGCGTGCCCACATCCGTGAGCCGGCCGCCGATCCCGGCGAACAGGCGGTCCTGGACACCGAGCTGCATGGAGTCCCAGGCGGGCTTCAGGCCCTGGACCGAGCCCACGAAGGAGCGGGCGTTCGGAGAGAGCTTCGCCAGGGCGTCGTTCAGCTTGTTCGTGCCGGAGGCCGTCGACTGCTGGGCCTCGGCCACGCGCTGCTGAGCGTCGGCAACGGCCTGCTGGGCCTGGGCAACCGAACGCTGGCCGTCCCGGGCCGTCTTGGCCTGAGCCGTCCTGGCGTCCGCGAGGGCCTGCTCCTTGTCCTTGACGTCCTGGTTGGCCTGCGCCTGAGCCTTCTTGGCGTCGATGACGTTCTTGGCGCCCTCGACCCCGGCCTTGTCGGCCGCCGCGGCCTGCTTCTGAAGGTCCTTCTGCTTCTGCGTCTGGTCCGCGAGGTTCTGCTTGGCCTCGTCGTACGTGAGCCGTGCCTGTTGGCGCTGGAGTTCGCTCGCCGTCGGGTCGGCGAGGACCTTGTACAGGTCCTGCTGGGCCTGCTCGACCGCCAGGGTGGCCGAGCGCTGGTCCAGAGCCGAGTGCGTGAGCTGGTTCTGGAGGTCCCGGAGGTTCTGGATGGCCTGCTCACGGGCCGCGTTCAGGTCCACTTGGGCCTGCTTCGCCGCCTGCTGCGAGGAGGTGAGGTCCCGCTCAGCGCTGACGACCTGGCGGGCTGCCGCCTGGTTCGCCGAGGCCGCGTTCTCCCGGGCCACACCGACCTGCTCGACGGCCTGCTTGACCGCCCGCTCCGCGCCCTCAACCTGGTTGGCCGACTTGACGGCCTTGGCGGAGTCCGTCGGGGCGAAGGCGGCCTTGAAGGCATTGCCCAGCCCGGCCGTACCGAGCTTGATGGCGCCGAAGGCCGAGCCGAGGGCCGCGACCGCAGGAACCGCCAGGGCCGCCGCAGGGGCGATGGCCGCCACGACGTTGACCAGAGAGCCCACGAGGGGCGCAGCGGAGCCGAGGAGAGCGACCTTGGAGGCCAGACCCGCCACGGCGCTACCGGCGGAGGAGGCCGAACCTGTGATACGGGAGATCAGACTCTCGGCCTGGGCGGTCTGGGAGCTGTTGACGTTCGCGTTGATCGTTGCCGTGCGGCGGCGGGCCATCTCATCGAGCCGGGCCGCTGCCGCTGTGGTGTCCGCGTTGGCGTTGATCGTGACGGTGCGGGCCCGGGTGAGGAGCGCCAGGTCGTCGGCCGCCACACGGGTGTCCGCGTTGGCGTTGATGGAGACCGTCCGCGTCCTCGTGAGGACGTCCAGATCGGCCTGTACGGCCCGATAGGCAGCCCGGTCGATGACCGGACGGATGGTGACATCCAACGAGCGGAGGCCGCGCAGCTCGGTGTTCAGCCCGGCGGTGATGGCCCGGCCGTAACGCCTGCCGATCTGGCGGCCCTTGGCGACGGCAGACGCCTCGGCAGCCGCCAGCGAGCGGCGGAGGGCACTGTCGATCCCCGAGAAGTCGAGCGACCGGGTCATGGACCGGGACAGGGTGCGTCCCAGGTTCCGGCCGAGGCGGTCGGCCTGCGGGGTCAGTACGGCAGTGGCTCGGGAGCCGAAGTCCGAGACGTCGGGGACGATGGTGGCGACGACGGTTCCGACGTTGGTGGACATCGCTCCCCCTGTTCAGTTGTCCGGGCCGGCTGTCCCTGCCGCCGCGAGTCGGAGGTGTTCCTCACGGGCCTGAGCCAGGCGCCGGGCGTACTCGGGATCCGGCGCTGCTCCGGGGCGCGTCGCTGCTCGGTACTGGGCCCAAAGCGCCGCCTTACGGGCCTTGCGGGCTTCGTCTTCGGCGAGCTGCTCGGGAGTGCGGAGGTCCGGCAGCGTCCAGGGCGTGGGCTTGGGCGGCTTGCCCTCCAGGCCCTGGCCGACCCACATGACCTGGGTCATGAACTGCATGAGGCTCAGCGCGCTGGCCTGCATGTAGTGCATCTCGGTCCACCGGCGCCGGGTATGGTCCCCGGCCATGGCCGAGCGGGTCATGGAGTCGTACGGGAGGGCTTGGACGAACTCCCACAGCTCCAGCCACGACATCGAGCCGTTGCCGGTGTCGTTGCGGTGGAACTCGTTCAGGGAGCGGCCTGGGAAGTACCGGGCGATGTCGGCCCGGAGTTCGGAGGGGTGCTCCTCGATCAGTTCGAGGAGCTGGAGGATTCCCCCTCCGAGAGCCCATCCGCCAGGACCTCCCTGAAGATGTCCTCGAAGTCGCCGTAGGTCATCTGCTTGCGGAAGTCGTCAAAGACTTCCTTGTCGTTGGCGGCGTTGCGGAGGATCTCGATCATGGGCTCCAGGTCGCCGTCCTCGGCAGACTTCTGAAGCTCGGCGGCACGCTTGATCTCGTCCATCGGCCACCAGGACCGAAGCAGGAACTTGATCAGACGCTCGTCATCGATCTCCAGCTCGAAGTACTTCGAGCCGGACGCCTCCAGGCGCTGGGCGCGGAGGGTCTCCAGGTTGAGGCGCTTGCGGTTCGGCTTGCTCACGGTCGTACTCCTACTTCTCGCGGATCTTCGCGGGTCAAAGCACTGGCCGGAGCGCAGACCCGCGAAGGACGCTCCGGCCAGTGATCATGGGGGGATGAACGCTGATTTCTCGGCCTAGACCGAGAACCACTGCACGTCAGGACGGCAGGGAAACCAGGCCGTACTGACGCGCGATCGAGGCACCGCCGTTGGGGGCCGTCAGGGACGTGAAGGTCAGCTCGAAGGCCTGGTTGGTGTCCGACTTGTACACGCGGTCGCCCTTCGCGGTGACCTCGGCGCGGGCGACGACGATGCGGTTCGGCTTGTCGTCATCAATGACGTCCATACCGAGCGCGTAATACATCGGCTCGGGCGTCTGGGGCTCGTTGAACGCGAGGAACTGCGCTGCACCGGTGCCCGAGGACGTCATGTCGGCGATGTCCACGCCGTAGTAGAGCGCGAGCGTCCACGCGCTGGTCTCCATGAAGGTGATCTTGAACGTGGCGTCGCGGTCGGTCACCTGGGTACGAACCGCACCGATGCGGCCCCAGGCCTTGAACTCCTGACGGTTCTCGTTGAGGGACTCGGTCAGACCGTCCGCGCTGACGTTGCCGAGGTCGATCCAGCCCGTACCCCAAGCGGAGTACGGGTCGGTCGGAGCGGTGGTGCCGACGGGAGCCACGTAGAACGAGCCCTTGACGCCGACCCTCACCTGAGTGTCATCAGCCATTGCTTCTCCTGAAGGTGGTGATGCCTGGACGAAGATGGGCACGGCCCCTCCGTACGGGCTGGTAGTGGAGCCTGGAGAGGCCCAGGCGGATCGCGGGTCAGACAGGTCGTACGCGGAGCCCAGCCGTGTAGCCGAGGCGCGTGACGTTGGAGTTGGGCTCCTCGGGTCGGACAGCCGGCCCGGTTTCCTCCCAGGTGCGCAGCACATAGCCGCCGTTCCGGGAGGTGCCCTGCATCTGCTCGACGGCGGCCCGGACTTGGGCCATGGCGTCGGTGGCCTCCACGCGGGAGGCGGCGTACACGTCCAGCGAGATGCGCGCTTCGTCGTGCAGTTGGCGGCCCGCTGCGGTCCCGGTGACCCGGGTGCCGCCGATACGGGTGACCTGGACGAAGGGCAGCGCCTCGGTGAAGGCATCGCCCTCGGGCCTCACGGTGGAGGCCTCGTACTGGAGGACGTCCAGGATCTGGTTGATGACCATCTCCTCGACGTCCGGGAAGACCAGAGCGGTCAGGGGAGGGGTCACCGCGGCCTCCTACTCGGCAGGCGGCGTGTCCTGCGCCTCGGCCTTGCGCGTGCGCTTGGCGGGCTCAGGAGGGCTCGGGACGGGCTCGGCGACCTCGGGGAGGCGGCCGAACTTCAGGACGGGCTCCGCGCCCTCCAGGTGCCCGATCCCGGCCCGTACGAGGTCCTTGACGGCCTCGTCCGGCACGTCCACGACGTCACCGGGCTGGTGGCCCTGATAGGCGAAGGCGAGCTTGAGCTTGGCCATGATCAGCCCCTTGCTGCATCGAGTGCGTTGGCGATGGTGTGGTGGGCGGGGTGGTCGCGTTCCCTGGTCCCGTACTCGATGTAGATCGCGTACTCGACGTCCGAGACGATCAGGACCGAGCCGTCCGGGCCGTCCTCGGCATGGATGGAGTCGCGGTACCGGCCCGTCTCCACTGGCGCGTTCTGCTTGGCCACGGCCACCACGCGAGCGGCCCGCTCGTGCAGGTCGGCCTGGACGAAGTCCGCGTGGGCCAGAGAGGCGATGGCCGCGTGATCGGGCCTGAAGGTGCCCATCAGCCGGTCACCTGCTTGAGGACGACGACCTTGTGGTCCAGCAGGGGCATGGGTCCCTTGTGGATCTCCGGCGTGCCGTCGACTTCATAGGTGGCGCCGTCCACCTCAGCCCGGTCGTAGGCCGTCACGGCGGCCTCAGGCGGCAGGTGGCACGACAAGGTGCTGATGACCTGGTCGTTTTGCTGGACCGTCTCCGTGGAGGAGAGCGGCTCCACCATGGCCCCGTAGGGCGTACGAACCGCGCTGCTCCAGTCGACCACCCGGTTGTTCTGGCGGTCCCTGGTGGGCGCAGGGCGCGTGAGCACGGTGATCTGATGCGTGGTGAACGGCAGCATCAGCCCACCTGCCAGCCGGTGATGGCCCGGATGGGCAGCAGACCCGTACTGCGCAGGATCGTCAGTGCCTGCGGGGCGTACCGGGGAGTGCCCGAACCACCCAGGGACAGCGCCCGAATGACGTGGACGGTGCCCACGCGCATCTGGGAGACGTTGGCGTTGGCCCCGGTCTCGTCGCCGAGCGCTGCCGTGTACTGCACCTGAGCGCAGGTGGCCCGCTTGAAGGCGTCGATCAGGCCCGGGTCGGTCGGGTTACCTTCGGCGTCCGTGTCGTACATGGCGCCGGTGAGCATCTCGTCCACCAGCTCACTGGCCCGCTCCAGCAGCCGGCCCGCAGCGGCCGGTACGGGATCGGGTGCCAGGAAGTCGGTGAGGTCCTGCACGGTGGCGTACGCCATGGACGCCTCCTCCGGGTCAGAGCGACAGGCAGGCGACCGTCACCGAGGTCACGGCGCTGAAGTCCACGAACACAGTGTCCGTGCCGTCCGGCTGCTCGTAGTTATCGTTGAACGGGCCGAAGAACTTGTCCGCACCGGCGGCCACCGTGGCGGTGGGAGCGGTGACGGCCTGGCCCTCCACCGTCTTGCCGATCTTCAGCGTGACGGTGATCGAGGATCCCGAGGCGTTCTTGACGTGGAGCACCTGCTTGCCGCTGGAGCGGAGGGAGACCCCCGCCGCGTCAGGCGTCACGTAGGTCGCGGTCAGGCCGGTGGTGGCGAACCGCTGCGGGGTGAGGGCGGTACGCGCCATCAGCTCTTCTCCTCGGTCTTGGCCGGAGCCTTGGGGGCCCGCTTGCCACCGGATTCCTTGGCGGCCGGCTCGGTGAAGGGCGACCCGTCCTCATTTACGCGGACGAGCTGGCCCCTGGCGATCTTCTGCTCGTAGCCGGGGGAGAGCGGAAGGTCGATCACGAAGACCGCTCCGCCCTCCCCACGAAAGTGCGCGCTCTCCATCAGTGCCTCGGCACCAGGAACGCGGTGACGGTGCCCGCCAGGCCGGAGGCCAGGTCGATGGCCAGGGAGCCGTCCGGCTGGATGAAGCGGGCCGACTCGAAGGGCCCGATCCACTGGGTGCTGGACGCGGGCACCGAGACCACCAGGTCGCCCGCGCCGGAGTACCAGGCGGGGGTGAGCCCGACACCGGCCTTCACGGTCACGTTGTGCGGGTTGGTGTCGGTGTTCTTGACCCGGATCAGGGTCTGCTCCGGCTTGGCCGCCGCGATGGAGTGGCCGTTGGTGGCGTCCGCCGTGGTGCCGGTGACGTCGGCCTTGCCGGTGTTGGTGACGAGCGACGTGTACGGAACTGCGGTGCGAGCCATCGTCAGTCCTCCGATCAGGTGCGCGAGGCGGTCAGGACGGCGATGGCGTCCGGGCGGATGAGACGGGCGCCGTAGACGTGCAGGCCGCGGACCGCGTCCGCGAAGTCGTCGTGGAGCCGGAGCGCCTCGGTCTCGACGATCTGCTCGGCGTACGAGATGGCGCCGTTGACACCCGCCTGGACCACAAAGTCGTCCCCGGTCGGGTTCGGGCAGTTGTTGCTGACCAGGATGTCGAAGCCCGCCGCGCGGCCGACCATGCCGTTGCGCAGGGCCTCCGTGGTGCCCGACTTCTCGGCGTTGATGAAGTTCGGGTTCTTCAGCAGCAGGCCGTGGTACCACTCGGGCACGATCACGTACCGGCCCTCGGTGGGCACGTTGGCCTCGCCGAGCTTGACCTTGAGGTCCACCAGGGAGTTGTACGCCTGGTCGCCAGTGGTGACCGAGTTGGTGCCGAGGTTGTTGGCCGACTGGACGCCGGTGTACAGCCCGGCCACGTACTGGTCGGCCTTGTCGGCGAGGTTGTACGCGGCGGTGGCCATCACCTGCTGCATGACGGCACCGCCGTTGACCGACTGCGCCTTGTCGATGTCGTTGATCTTCTTGGCGAACCCCTTCTTCTGGTCGACCGTGAGGGTCAGACCGGCGTCCGAGACATCCTCATAGTTGAGGGTCTGTCCCTGGTTGTAGTCGAAGACCGTGACGTCACCGACGGACGAGATGTGGACGGTGTCGCCCGCCTGCTTGATCTCGCCCTCGTAGTCGCGGTTGACCACTCCCGGGCCCGCGTACACGAGCGTCTTGCGCAGGGCGACGAGGAGCACGGCGCTCCAGACCTCGCGCTTGAAGTTGTTGATGGACATGCTGTTCCTTCCGGAACTCGGGAGCGGTCGACTCGATCAGGTGGTGCCGAGGAGCGCGCTCAACTGGCCTTCGGCCAGAGCCCTGTCGATCTCGTCAGGGGACATCCGGGCCACGTCGGCCTCGGTGAGCTGTCGCTTGGCGTTCGGGGCGCCGTTGAAGTCGCCGCCGCTCTTGGTGGGCGCCGCCTTGGGCGGCTGGGTCTTGAAGCGGTCGCCGGAGCCCTTGATCGCGTCCTCCACCGCCTGGGTGAAGCCGCCGTCAGCGGGGTTCAGCGAGGCCAGGGAATCCAGGAAGGAGCGGCTGTCGAGCAGGGCGTCACCGTCGACTCCGGCCTTGGCCGCAGCTCGGTACACGGCCAGCTCCACGGCCTTCGCCTTGGCGTCCGACTGGGCACGGGTGAGCTGGTCGGCCACCTGGGCCGGGTCGGGCTCCTCGTCGCCCACGGGCAGTCCGGCTGCCTTGAGCGCCTGCATGAGCTTGTTGACCATCTCGGTCTGCTGCTCGTTCGCGTCCTTGGCCGCCCTGGCCTCACGACGCTGACGGGCCGCGTACTCCCGGGCGGTCTTGATCTCCTTCTGGGCCCAGTCCGGCAGCGCATCGATGCTCTGCGCGGAGGGGTCCTGGGTGGCGCCCTGAGCGCCGTTGGTGCCCGTCCCGGTGTCCGTGGTGCCGGTGGCGTCGGTCGACGTTCCAGCGGGCTCCTGCGGGTCGTTCGGGGCGGGGTTGATCGGAGTGGTCACCGTTGGCCTCCTGGGCACGGCTGAGAGCCGACCCGCCTCCGGGGCAGAACCGGCTTGGGATGGGTGTTACTGGCCCTGCGGAACCGGCTCCTGGCCGGGCACAGGGGCGTCTTGGGGGTTCGCCGGGGCCTGTCCCGGCACAGCGGGAGCAGTGGGAGGCGGAACGGGCTTCTCGTCCTCGATTCGCTGGACCTCTTCGTCCACCTGGTCGTCCAGCCAGTCGGAGTGCGCCATCTTCACGGCCTCGCGGACGGAGAGGGCGCCAGCGGCCCGCAGGAGCTGAATGCTGTTGGCCACGGCCTGCTGGTCCTGGCTGACCATGTCGGGGAACTCGATCGTCGGCTTCTGCGGCGTCACCTGGGCACCGAAGACGGCCTGTTGGACCTGGAGCAGCGCCTCCACCAACGAAGCGAGGCCCTGCTTCCAGTACACGATCTTGTTGTTCCGGGTCGTGACGGTCTGCCGCTCCCGCGCGTTGACCTCGGTGGCCGTCGGAGCGGCGTCACCGGCCATGCCGAACGTCTGGAGCGAGTAGCCCGCGCCCCGGATGATCTGTTCAGTCAGGCTTTTGCACGTCTCCACGTGCTCCTGGACCCGGATCGCGAACTGGACCTGGGTGATCTGCTCGGCCGCGTCACCGCTCAGCGGCAGCGGCACCAGCAGCTCACGATCCAGGTTGAAGGTCGCGCCCTGGCCCTTACCGGCCTGCTCCAGCATGAGCTGGTCGACGATCAGGCGGGCCTGGCCGTGCCGCAGGTCGCGCATCCACGAGGACCATGCCGCATCGAGCTGATCCATCAGGGGCTCGATGCCCGCGAAGTCCGAGCGGCCGAGGTTCGCGCTGCCGGGGACGTGCCGCCAGAGTCGGTTGGGCTTCTGGTTCGGCACGTACACAGCCGTCATCGCCTGGATGCCGGTGTCGATGGCGCCGTTCGCGTCGCACAGATCCGCGTAGCCCGCGGTGGACTCGAAGTCCGCCAGGTTGGCCGGCTCGCCCAGGTCGTCGTTGCTGCCGACGTGCACGGTGTGCGTGATCTGGCCCGGCTCGTGACGCTCTAGGTGCCGCACCACGGTGTCACCGTCGGTTCCGATGACGTTCCAGAAGGTGCAGGCCGTCAGGTAGCCCGACTGCCACTCCGGGACGGCACAGTCCGGGTGGGCGATGGAGATCCACGCCCGGTCCGGGTTGAGGTTCTGGTCCCAGCACACGTGCAGGTAGACCCCGCCGAGGGCCGAGCAGATCTCTGCGGCCTCCCGCAGGGTGGCGTGGAGTCCTTCGTCCACCAGCTCGTCCAGGACGTCCTGGGTGGCCGTGTCGGCGGCCAGGAAGCGGGGAGGCTCGGCGAAGAGCAGGTTGGCGCTCGTGGAGGCGAGGTCCCCGGCGATGGGGACGTGCATCTTCGTACGCCGCTCACCGACCGGGATCGGCTCGCCCCAGAAGGTCCTGGCGTTGACACCGCCCGTCCAGCCCGGCGTGGAGAAGAACGTCTGGGAGATCGGCTTGGACCCGATCTGGCCGCCGTAGGCGTACGCCAGCTCGTCGTCGGAGCCGGAGTACCAGGCGCTCCACAGCGCCATCCGGTCGATGATCGGGGCCAGGTTCAGCGGGGGCCAGGCCGTCTTGTTGTCCTGAGTCGCCACTACGCAGCCGCCTCCAATCGCACGAGGGGCTGCCAGCGGTGCTGACTGCTGTGAACGAGGTACCGGAGCGCGTCCACCGAGTGGTCATCGATCTTGACGGGCTTGTCCTGGCCGAGCTTCGCGGCGTTCTCGTCCCACGAGTAGCCAGGGAGTTCCTGGAGCAGGCCCTCGCACGAGCGGTGGATGCGGAGCTTGTCCTTGGCCATCAGGGCAGAGACGGTCTGGATGCCGGGCAGGACGTCGTTCTTGGCGTCCTCCGGGCGGATCCCGGCGCGGTAGAGCTGGACCTTGAACGGCGACGCGCTCGGGTCGACGATCACCAGCGGCGGCTCGATGCCCCTGAGCTTCGTGCCGGGGTGGACGAGGTTGCCCCACCAGTCCTGGAGCCGCTCCACGTACTCGACGGTGGTGAGCTGGTGCCGGGACTTGCGTCCGTCGTATCGCCACTCGGCCGTGATGTAGAGCCGGCCGTCCGTCCCCACACCACCCATCAGGGCCGCGAAGGGGTTCTGGACGCCGAAGTCGATGCCGACGCCTATCCAGCGCTCGATCGTCGGGACGATGTCCACCACGTGGCGGTCGTGGTCGAACATCTCGAAGATCGCGCCTTCCCCGGCCACCCAGTCGCCGAGGATGAACCGCCGGTAGAAGAGCCCGACGTACATGCGCTTGTACGCCTCGACCGTGGCCTTCGGCAGGAACGGGTTGTCGTCCAGCGTGAAGTGCCAGGAGCGCACGTCCGGGTTCCCGGAGCGGATGACGTCCCGCAGAGCCCAGTGGCCGGGGGAGTCCGGGTTGGTCGACGCGAAGAGCTGCGCGCCCTCCACGCTCATGCGGGCCAGGAGCTGGTCGAAGAACTCCTTGTTCGGCAGGAGCGTCAGCTCATCGACGTAGGCGCCGACGACCGTCATTCCTCGGATCTTGGCCTCTGAGCGGGCGTCGTTGGCGCCGATGATGTGGACCCGGCGGCCGAGGATCACGGCCGTCGGTGCGCCCTGGGTGTAGCTGATGTGCTGCGCGAAGATCCCGAAGATGTCGGGGTTCTGGAGGACCGAGAAGATGTTCCGGGCCAGGGTGCCCGAGGTCTTGCCGATCATCACCAGCTCGCCGCTCGTGGGCGCCGTGGCGATGAACATGATCCAGCGGATCAGGGACGCGACGGTCTTGCCCGATCGGATCGCGCCTTCCCAGATGTTCACCCGGGCCTGGGACTCCACGATGGAGCGGCCCTGCTTCGGGCTCAGGAGCCGTCCGAGGGCCTCAAGCGTTGCCGGGGTCATCGGAGACCTCCGGCTGTCCGTACAGAGCCGTCAGGACGGCCCCCAGGGAGCCGAGTGCGCCCTTGGCGGTGTCGATGCCGGACTCGGCGTCGACCTGGGCGAGCTTCAGGGCGGCATTCAGAGCCTGGGTCGCGGCCGTCGTCAGGTCCTTGGTCTCCCGGGCCGGGGGCTCCTGGAGCCACTCGACCACGCTCTCGCCGGTGTGGCTGAAGCCGTGGACGAGGTACCGGTTCTGGGCCCGGTCGAGCTGGTGGTTGAAGAAGTCCATCAGCCGCTGCTGGGCCTGCTGACGCTGATCCCGAAGATCGACCTGACGGGCGTCAGTGGCGGCCCTGGTGGCCTCCCTGTCGAAGTCGAGCCCGAGCCGGCTGGCGTGGTTCGTGATGGTGCCGACGGCCCATCCCATCTGACGGGCGATCTCGTTCCTCGGGAGCCCGTCAGCGTGGAGCTGACGAAGGCGCTCTTCGTCCTCTGCGGAGAAGGTTCGGGCCACAGCCGACTCACCCCCTCACGTGCGTGTGGTGACGGGTGACCGGTCACGGGACTGACGGGCGTCAAGTGGTCTCGCCTCAAGGATTGTTGGGGCGAAGCTGAGGGAAGAAGTCGGACAGACGTTGGTCTCCGTACAGTCGGAGCCACATGCCGAGGCAAGACCTCGGCATCCCTATGAGCGATGAGGAGACAGGCTCCGGTGGACGGAGCCGGTCACGGGGGCGAGGGGGTCGCACGTGACCAAGGAATCCAGGCATGTAGGACATGCCGGGACCTTGGCGCACCTGCGATCGGGTCCCGGGGAAGGGACCTTCCGCAGTGGACACCTTCAACGCGGCTCTTGGTGCAGCCGCCGCAGCCTTCGCCCTCGGGGCTGAAGTTCTCCGCTTCCTTCGTGACTGCCGGGACCGCAACCGTCCCCAGGCGACCGAGGAGGCCGAAGGGGAGAGCTGAGTGAGTCGGCCGTCTGGCGCTTCGGGGCGTCAGGCGGCCGTCAGTCCTTCCGGAACTCTCCGGTGACGTATGCGACGTCCCGAGGACCGCTCTGGTCCGCTCGGACGTGCTCGATCAGGTCCACGACGTCGCCCATGGTGAAGATGATCTCGGCCCTGCGGTCGACGTGCTCGCGGGTGGCAGCCTCGTAGAGGTCGGGGACCGACACGAAGGTTCCCCTCGGGCCGCTCTCGTCCTTGACCCGCTCCGCGAACTGGGCCAGCTCCAGGAGCGTGCAGGTGACCTTGGAGTACAAGGGCGTCGGGTGGTCGTCGCGACGCTTGAACGCGGACGGGTGCGTCAGCTCGAAGGGGTGGACGTTCGCCGCACGGTAGACGTCGTAGAGGTTCTGGTTCTCGGCGGTGGCCATCAGGGCCTCCAGGGGTCGCGGGTCTGGAATTTAAAAGTCAGGCAGCAGGGACCAGTACGCGCTTCGCCTTCGCCCTCGTGGCCATCTCGGCCCGCGCGACGTCCAAGTGCCGGAGGAGCTTCTGGCCTCGGTGGTCGAGGCCTTCGACTGTCAAATGTCCTCGGCGGATCCAGCTGTAGACCGTCTGCGGGCTGACGCCCGTCAGGTCGGCGGCCTCTCGGATCGTCAGCCAGAGTTCGTCCTCCACTGAAGCCCTCCCGGACATGGGAAAGGCCCCGGTCCGCCAGTGGCGTCGGGGCCTGCACGAGGACGTACGTGTCCTGCTGATCGCGATTATGCGGTCGTTCGTTAGAGAAAGCAAGTACCGGCTCTGACGGGCGTCATGACGGAGGCCAAGCACCGGGGAATGCGGCCCATATGCCGTTGGGGAAGGGCTCCCTGCGGAGCACTGTCCCCATGACGGTCCGGAAGTGGTGGCAGATGTCCCCGTACCGGGGTGCCACCCACTCCTCTTCCTCTGCCACACCTTCGGGGTCGCGGAGAATCTCGGCGTGGCCCCACAGCACGACCCGCTGCACCTTCGGGTCGGGGAACCTCAGAGCCTGGGCCTCCAGATCTCGCAGGATCCTCCGGAGATCCGCGAGCCACTGTTGACGGGTATCGGGCATGTTCGTCGGCGGTACTCCATCCTCGAAGTGGTCCTCTATCGCGTACGTCAGTCGGATGACCTCGTTGGCCGCCGACTCGGCAAGGCCCAGCAGGTGTGTCCGTTCGGCCTCGTGGGCCGTTCTGCGCTGCTGCCAGATCACGGAACCCGTGGAGACCGCCGCACCCACCACAGCACCCGCGAGGCCCATCAGCCCCGCCAACGTCTCTGCTTGCACTACTGGACCTCCTGGGCGGCTGGGCCGACTCGACAGTCAGTCGTCGCCGTCGTCGTAGGGCTCGAACCGGCTGTCATGCTCCCGGGCGCGGGTCCTGTAGCGCTCCAAGCCAATCTCGGGGACGGGTTCTCCGCGCATGTGGGCTGAGAGCAGGTCGATCGCGGTGGTGGTGCAATGCTTCGTCCACTGGACCTGTCGGTGACGGTGCTGCCCTGCCAGCTCGAACCGCTTGGCAAGAATGAGGACTTCCACCACACGCTCGTGGACCAGCGGCGCCCCGGGCATGAGCATCACGGCCAACTCGGCCTCATCCAGATGCGTCACGGCGATGAACCGCCAAGGCTGACGCTCCTGCGGGACGTTTCCGGCCACGCCGGACTCCACCAGGTGCTGACGGAGCTGGTATAGCTCCGCGAGGGCCTTCTCTCCAGCCGCGTATCCCCTGGCCTCCAGACGCTCGTCCCTAGCCGTCTTCGTCTGGTGCCGCTGCTGGAGCCACCCGCCGAGGAGTGCGCCTCCGGCACCCACCACAGCGCCCCCGAAGCCGATCAGCCCTACCAACGTCTCCGTCTGCACGGCAGTCATCCTGCCGGGAGTGGGGAGCCGGCGGGGTCGAGATTCCGGATCAGTGGTAGCCCTCTTCGTACGACCGAGCCTCCTCCTCCATGTGGGCGTTGTACTCCGCGATGACGCCCGCGGCGTCTCGGACGGCTTGGTGTTCGCCGGGCAGCAGCTCATGCCGGACAGCAGTGCCCAGGCAGTCGAGTCCGTGCTGGAAGAGCTCATAGGCCAAGCCGGGGTACCCACCCCAGATGGAATCCCTCAGCTCGCGGTGATAGGTCAGCGCCTCCACGATCAGTTCAACGCGCCTACGCAGCTCCGCATCACGCAAGCGTGGAGTGATCAACTCCATTTTCGCGACCTGGTTACGCAGTCGGTCCTCCCAGGAGCGCAATCTCTGGGCGTCTCCGCGAGGGACGGGGACCCAGTAGTGCTGCTTGATGACGTGGAGCTGGCGGATCGCCTCCACGGCGGCGGCCTCGGACTTCTCCCGCGATCGGAGGTCGGCTTCGGTCTGCATCTGTATCTGCATCGCCTGGATCTGCCCCCTCTGAGCGTGTGCGGCGGCCTTGATGGAGGCTATTCCGCCGATCCCCGCACCGATCAGACCCGAGACTGCTGCGACCCACACCGATCCGTCCATGGTGCGCATCATGCCGACGGGACCAGCCTCGTGGGGCTGGTCCCGTCAAGTCTCGGGGTCGGCTCACGGCTTGCGGATGTTGTCCTGGAACCACCACCACAAGGCGACACCGAAGCCGACCAAGCTCCCAAAAACTATGTACACCCCGATGAGGCCCGCTACGCCCTCCCAGGGGCTCGACGTGATGAGGACCTCATTGCAGGGCCTGTCCAAATGCATGCCGGGCGTGGCCCACGGATGCTGTCGGCAGTACGCCTCGTCATCCCAGGCGACCGTAGGAATCAGCCCGACGATCAAGGCGATCAAGGAGATGAGCGCCATGCGTGCATGACGCGCCCGTCGTGGACGCGGACGAGCCGGGTTGGATGCCGACCTGTCGCCGCTCTGGGCCTCCCGGGGCACGGCTCTCACCGCGTGCGTCACGCGGCCGGCGTGGTACGAGGTCATCGCCTTGGAGTCCCCGGGAAGGGGCACACCGCACGTCTCGCACTCCCACTTGGCCTTAACCATGCCGCCCCCCCCCTGATCGTCCTGTCTCATGATGCCGTCAGGCGGGTGGCAACGTCTTCAGCTCCGGCTCCTCAACCTCGACGCGCTTGCGCGCCTCCCTGCAAGTCCCGTCAGAGCAGGGGAGGCCCGCAGCCTTCAGCGCGTGACGGATGTGGGTAGTCCCAGGCCGCTTCCCTCCGAGCTGGTCGTAGAGCGCCCTCACGATCCGGTCCGCCGAGGGCTTCTGCGGGCCCTCTGGGCCCTTCTCCGGCTCCTCGGACACGCGGGCCGTCACAGTCCCCGGGCGGGGCGTCAGAGCAGGCATGGGGGCCTTGACGGGAGGCGGCGGGAGGGCCGGTGCCCACTTCGGTGTCGGGGGCTTCCATGGGGGAGTGCCGCCCCGACTGATGTTCACCATGGCCACGTCGGATTCGACGGAATGCGAGGTGGTCATAGGTTCCGACGTGCTGACGCTCGCCAGGTGCAGGGTGTGTGCCGCGACCAGCGGGGGCACCGCGCTGACGGCCACCACGACGAGCGGCCCCTTGGTCATGTAACCGGCCTCGATCAGGTGCGAGACCACCTGGGCCGTCATGGCCAACAGCAGGGCCAGCACGGCACCCACGTTGGCCTGGCGCCTCTCCGGGCTGGACCTGTGCATGCTCCCGGCGATGGCCGCGCCGACCGCCGCGTACAGGCTGAAGATCAACGGCATGACGCAGGCGAAGGCCGGAGACCAACCGGCCAGCAGGGCGAGCCGGTACTCGCCGGGAGCGCTGAGCGCGAGAGCGGCGGCCAGGACGGCGGGGCGACCGGTTGAGGTGGCGAGCCGGACCAGAGGCGGCTGAACGGTCTTCGGGCAAGGGGAAGGCCCCGCGGCCTTCGTGGTCACGGGGCTCTCACGGTGGTGCACGGGCGTCAGACCTCCCCAGGAGTGCTGACGGACTGGGCCTGGGCAGCCACGAGCTGTCCGTACTCCCGGACGCTCAGCTTGATGGCAGGGCAGTACCTGCACTCTGCGGCCCATCCGCTGCCCTCCTCCCGGACCATCGACCGCATGTCGCATGACGGGCAAAGGACAGGCAGCCAAATCCTGACGGGCTCGATGCCGGCGACCCTCCTGAGGGTCTTCAGCAACCCCTCCAGCTGCGCCGCATAGTCGGCCACCCACTCCTGTCGGCAGGCCCACTCGACGTGGTCCAGCAGGAACTGCGTCAGCCCGCTGACGGAGCGGCTGACGGGCCTCTGACGGGTCTGCTCGCCTACCAGGTCCGACCAGGAGGTGAGGACGCCGACGACCGGCACAGGGCCCGTCTGGTCCTCGCCCGTCAGTACTGCGTCAGCGCTCGGGCCGAGCAGGTTCAACACGTCGAGCCTCAGGGGGATCGGGGCCTCCTTCGACGCCGAGACCCGCTCGCTCTCACCGCCCCTCTGCACGCGGTGCCGGGCCATCCAGACCTGGGCGACCGTCTCCGGGAGGCTCATGAGCACTCCGCGGATCCTGTTCCGGCACGGGCGACAGGTGCGCGGCAGATCGGTCTCCTTGCCGCAGACGGCGCACGGGACCTGCACGGGCTGTTCGACCTGGGTCACCGGCCCTCCTCGCGCTTGGTACGGACGGGCCTGGGCCGCTCGTTGCGCAGGACCATGACGATCCAGGCGATCAGGATCAGGGCGGCCACGGCATGGAGGCCGAGGTTCACGGCGATCGTGATGTCCATGGGTGTGGCTCCTTCAGGTGACCAGGGCGAAGGCGGCGTCGGTGGGCTTGAGCTGGCGGTGCTCGCTCGGCGGCGGCAGCTTGCGCCAGTCGTGGGCGGGCCAGTGGCACAGGGCGGTCAACTCTCGTCGCTCCCACCGGTCACCAGTGACGGTCCAGTACTTGACCTTGGGCCGACGACGGACGGTGGTGACGTAGCCGTTCCTGGAAGCGTCCCGGCTGTGGACCGAGGGGTCGGCCGGGAGGTAGTCCAGGCGGGGCGTCTTGCGCTCCATGTCGGTCCAGCCCGCGTACCGGAAGTTCAAGCCCCGGTACATGTGGCCGAGGTGGCCGACGCTCGTGTCCGCGTATGAGACGACGATCTTCGGCGGCATCAGCTTCAGCACTCGGCTGAGGAACCAGGACTCGGAGTTGCGGGGCAACTCGTCCGAGAGCCAGACCCGGTTCAGCTCGATCACCATCGACGGGTCGCTCGGGCAGACGCCGAGCTGCATGTGATGGCTGGCCGGGGTGCCGAAGATGGCGATGCCCATCAGCTCGTCGTCCAGGTGGAGACCGAAGGCCCAGGAGGCCATCGGCTTCCGGCGCATGTAGTGCTCGCGCTCGGCCACCTCGCGGGCCATCTGGGTCGGTATGGCCTGCACACGGAGCGGGAGGCTGCCGGGCCCCATCAGAGGCCCTGCTTGCGGTACTCGGCGACGACGTCGCTCCAGTGGATCAGCAGGTCCGGCATGAAGCCGCCCACCCCCTCGTCCAGCAGCTCGACCTCGATCGGGGCGATCTGCGGGTCCGGGATCGGGTCGTCGTCCGAGCGCAGGCCCAGGAGGATGGAGGCCTGACGGGCGGTCACCAGAGGCTGACCGCAGAGGCCATCGCCGTGCACTCCGTGGCAGACCCACTGCTCCCACGTGGCGGCCGATCCGATCTCCAGGACCCGGCCGTCACCGTGGCCCAGGCGCATGACGCGGTTGGACTCCCAGATGTCCTCGGCGATCTCGGCCAGCCGGGTCGCGATCAAGTCGTTGAGGGTGACGGTCGGGCTCACAGTTCGATCTCCCCGTTGTTGAAGCGCTCGACGTCCTCCCAGAAGGCGGTCAGCGCGTTGTCTGCTTCTTCGCCGAACAGCTCCGTCAACCCGTTGGCGGTCTTCATGAAGACCCGGATGGGCTTGTAGGTGACGGTCTCGATCACGGCGGATCCGTCGGGCTGCTCGTGGATCTCGATGTCCTCGATCTGCTCCGGGCCGTAGCCCACGAGCACGGTGTCGACGATGCTCACCGGCCCTCCTCCTTTGGGGTGATGGCGGTCCAGACGCCGTCCTCCTCGGCGACCAGGCCGCGCTCGGTGAGGGCCTTGATCGCGCGGTAGACCACGGCCTTGTCGAAGCTGAGGGCGCGGACGATGGTGGCCTTGCGCTGGCCGGAGGGGCGGTTGTTCAAGTGGGCCCAGACGAGCCGGGCGGAGGGGACCAGCTCGGTGTCTCGGAGGACTCGGTCGAGCGCGGGGTCGACCGGGCGCGGGGCGTTGGTCTCCATCAGGCGCCCCTCCGGAACTTGACCACGTGGCCGTCGATGACCTCGATCGAGGTCAGGGCGGGCCGGCTCGGACTCGGGAACCAGGAGATGGAGGGGTTCGCCCGCAGGCCCTCGCTGATGAGTTGCTCGACCAACTCCTTGACCCGGTCCGGCCGAACGACGGCACGGCCACGCGGACGCCCGTGGGGGTCGACCCACATGTCCTCGGGGAGCATGAAGAACTTGTCTCCCTTGCCCGCCCTGGGGTGGCCGTGGCGATACCCGTCCTTGGTGAGGTTGCCGAGCGCATCCCGCCTGGTGTTGCGCTGGTCGAGCAGGTACTCCCGGTACAAGTGCTCCCAGAAGACGTTCTCGGCAACGTCCGAGAAGTAGACCTGCCTGAAGGTCGTGGGCGTCATGTGCCGGGCCGCGATGGCCTGACGCGGCTGGATCTCCTGTCGGACGACCTGCTCAGCGTTCAACAGGTAATGGCGGACCCGGCGGGCGACATCGGACTCGGTCAGGATCTGGCCGACGTTCAGCAGGGCCCGACGGGTGAAGAGGCGGAGGGAGTTCACTCCGACAAACAGAGGTCCACCGTGAACCTCTGTCTCTGCCTTGAAGGCCCGCAGCTCCGCACCGCGCAGGACCTTCATCCCATTCGAGGCCAGCTCCTCGCGGTTGCGGAGGATGACACTCTTGATGGTGTCGATGCCGACCTCGTAGTACGCGGCGGCCATCTCGGTGGTGACGTGGAGATTGCCGGGCAGCATCGACAGGGCCTTGACCTTGTCGAGCGCCTCCGTCCGTTCGATGGTCTGCGCCCGCATCGTGCGGGACTCCGTAAGGACCAGCTCATTGCTGACCGGGGGAGCGATGGTGGCCATCGGTGTTCCCTTTCGACTCTGTTATTCGGGAGCACTTCAGAGGGGCATCCCGCACAGGAGGCATTCCCCCGCGCGGGGTGCCTCCTGAAGAGTCGTATCGCTCTGTGCGATGGCTCTACATTACCACCCAATGGGCGTTGATAGCCGCCATTACGGGGCCCTGAGGGCATACTCGTTGACCTTTAGTGACTCCTCTCGGACTTTTATTGGAGTGGTGCCCTCGGCGCGTTTTCGAAGGATTTCCAGACGTTGGCAGAAGGGCTATACGCGTGCGTAACATGAGCCCAGACACGACGAAGCCCCCGGCGGGAACCGGGGGCTTCGTCAGAGGAATTTAAAATCCTCGGCTGGTCCGGTAGGGCTCCCACCCTCTCCGAACCGGTAGTCCCCGCACCGCTTCAAACGACGGGAACAACCATGAACTCTGGCGCTGATTCTAGCGGTCAGACCACCTCGGGTCACGTTGACCTTGACGCCGTAAACTCCACGCACTTGATCGATCTGACCAAGCGCTGCATCGGCCGCTCCGATGTTCTGGAGGAGCAGGCCATCGCCCACACCGTCATCACGCGCCGGTGGGTGTCCGGGACTCGCGGGTTCGCCCGGTGGTCCGGGGTCTCGGACCGGGTACTCCGGAACATCGTCGGTCCCACTGGTGGCCTCTCCGAATTTAAATTCCTCTGGACCACGACCCGGGGCGTCTCTTCGGCGGTCCAGGAGGAGCGGGACTCCATGGAGCTGCGGTACTCGGATACGCGCACTGACTACCGCAGTACCTCTTACAAACTTCCTAAAGCCCCTGGTGGCCAGGAGGCCCTGGCCCTGGGGGACCTGAAGCTGGAGAACCCTTCAAGTGGTAATGCGGTAGTCAGTGCGCGTATCACGGAGAGGGCCCAGAAGGTCCTAGCCGAGACCCTGAAGCTCCTGGCCACCCTGGACGACATGAACATCACGACGGGCTCCGGGAAGGTCCTGAGGATGATGGACCCGGGCCTGGACATCTGGTCCGAGATCGAGGGTGAGAAGCCGGACTACGTGGTCTGCCCTCCCCTGGGTCGCCGGGCGTGGAGCTTCGCAATCTTCTGTGGGCTCCAGAACGTCGTCCTGTCCGTGGAGGACATCGAGTCCATCACCGGCTTGAGCAAGCGGGGCGTTCAGGCGCTCCTGAAGCGGATGACGGAGGCCAACCCGATCCTGGTCCAGAAGGTCCGCCAGGGCAGGAGCTTCATCTACCGGATCAATTGGTTCGACTGGGTGCACCCGGCCGGGGACTACTTCGAGCAGGGCTTCACCCGGGACGAGATCCGCCGCAAGCGGGCCTCCAAGGACCACGCCGTCCAGGTGACCTCGGCCCGTCGTGGGACCCCGGCCGGATACATCGCGTACCTGCACTCCACGGCCAACCCCAAGCGGGACGAGTACCTGGCGGCCAACCTCCTCCCGGCGGACGCTCACGACGCCTGGAAGGCCCTCGTGGAGGCCGGGGACGAGCTGGCCCTGTACGAGCACCTGCGGGCCCGGGAGGCGGAGGCGGGGCCCGTCCCGAGCACCCCGGAGGTCTTGGTGGAGAAGGCTGCGGTGGTCCGGCCGGCTCAGGAACCCTCGGGGGCCCAGCGCTTCATGGCCCTCTCCGAGCAGGAGCGGCAGGAGACCCTGGCCGCCATGCGGCGGAGGGTATCCCGAGTCGGCTCGGCCTGACGGGAGTAGATGACGTGCCAGGAGTCCGTGCAGCGGAGGAGGACGATGGCACCGCCCTCCTCCGTGGCCCTGCGGGCGCCCCTGGGACTCCCGGGGGTGTGGCGGACAGGTGATCAAAGAAAGCTATTCGGCGTGGTCATGGAGCCGTCTCGACCGTGCACTCCTCTATCCAGTGCGCGATGACGCTGAGGGTTGCGAGGTACTCCAACGCCTCTTGCTGGCCCCAGTCCGTATCCTCCTCATGCGCCGCTACGTTGCGGATCGCCAGGAATGCTCCCGCCGTCATGTACTTCGCGCCCTCTTGCCGTGCACGCCAAGAGGGCGATGTCCGATCTCCTGGAGACCGCAGGCGCGGTCTGCCGGCCACCGGTTCCTTAAGGTCGAACGCCTGCATGGCCAAGTCGTACTCGCCGATGTCGTGGCGCCCAACCTTCTGCTGAAGGCGGCGGTTCAGCGTCCTTGCGGCGGCCAATACGGCATCCTGATACGCCTCAGCGGCCCACAGTGGTGCTGCGGGGTCCCAGATCCAAGGGTGCAGGTCGTCTGCCGCTAGAGCGGGCGAGGTGGGGCGCAGGAAGTCGGCCATCTCCTCGGCGGACTGGGCTAGTCCGAGTGCATGCAATGCTGCTAGACGGGCGGTGTGCCAGTCATCCTGGGTATGGGCTTCGTAGTCACCCAGGGCAGGTGAGTAGGCGTTCTCGATCTGCCGCACCAGCACTTCCTGACTGACGAGGTGCCGAGGGAACTTAGGCCACTCTGTTGTCTTGGCCGACAGTGCTTCCTCGACAGCAGCAAGGTGGTCGGTGACGCCTTGGATGAACTCGGTCAACTTCTCGACGGCGAAGGAGTGATCCAT